TCCAACCACTATCAGTTTTACTATCAAGTTGACCTACACTACCTACTATGAGTGGTGCAGCCGGCACAAGACCTATTTTCTTTTTATTCTTTTCTAAGTATTCTTCCATTTCAGATATAGACATCAAGTCAGTCCATTGTTCATCTGTCTTTTTATTTCTAAATGTATATGTTGGCATATGTTTATTTATGCTGTTACTCTGGCAGCGTACCATGCTGGCACTTCTCGTTTAGACCATTTAGCAAAATATGCTTTTGCTTCTACATAATAATTCTTGTAACTAGCAATACTATCATTTGGTACTATACATTGAGGATAGTGTGACATTGCCGGTGTAGGTTCTCGCCAACCGTCTTGTTTAATATTGTTAGGTGCATTTGCCAGTATCTCATTCAGTTTAAAGTTTGTACTATGTACTTTACCATATCTGTGTGTGTACTCTTGTCCTAGTTTTTTAAACAAATCATACAACCATAGATACTGTTGTTTGGTTTCTCTTGCCCATACGGCACTAGGGTGGTGGTAGTGTACTGCTTTGTATATAATGTCTTCTCTTTTATCTTCCATAATATATCGTTTCACTTTTCTACCTGTCTTACTTTTACCTATAACTTCTTTACCGTCTAGCATTCTATGTGCTGTAGATAATAATTGAGCGTATTCTACAATCATCTTTACGACATGTTTATCTACATGCTGTTCAGCACATGTTTTTGTATCGTGGTCTAAATAAAATATATTCATACTAAAACTCCTTCACTTTCTCCATTAACTTAATTAATTTCCATTTAAACATATTATACATCATTGGCAACTTTTTGTCAACCTTTTTTAAATATGCTCTTAGAGCGTCAACACGTTTCCAGTATAATTCTTCTTTAGAGTTCATAAACACCTACTATATTATGTTTAATAACTTGTTTAATTAGTGATGTATAGTTCTTTTTTGTCGCATACTTCGTTAGAGTATCAGCAAGTTGGTATACATCTGCACCGTTGCTTCTTGCTTCTCTAAATTCTTCATAAGCAAATACTTCGTTAAGGATCCTTACATAGTCCTTTACACTATCACATCTAGTTTCATAAACTTTAACACCCCAACCAATCCATTTTGTTTGGTCCCATGTAACTGGTAATAACCATTCACTATCTTTGTTGAAAGTTCTAATACCAAATAGATTATTACCTTCGTTGGCAAATCTACTTTTACCCCAACCTGTCTCTAATGCCGCTTGAGCAATGATTAGTTCTTTTGGTATTTGTTTTGAAATATCTGTTGTCTCATAAATTTTATCTATACATTTTGATAGTGTATAAACAAATTGAGATTTTGTATCTGTATTGATAACAGGTAAAACATTAGGAAAATCTTCTATCTCCTGGTATGTGATTAGTTCTACTTGTTCAGTAAATTCTTTGCAACCATCATCTGTACATGGTTGTTCTTTTGCTACTGCGTTCCATATAAACACGCCAGCAATTAATAATAATATAGTTGAAAATATTTTCATAAGACCTCCTTAGTCAATATTAGTTGTATCATTGTCAATAGTAAGTGTTAGTTTAATACCATTTGCACCAAATGTTCTACGCCACTTGTAGAAATCAATGTTGTGGTTACAACTGTTATCTTCTAACGCATAATATTGCCATAAATGTACCATTTCATGTCCTAACACTTGTAAAAAAGTGTTAAAAGATTTCATCTTATAATGTAATTCTAAATGACATTCTCTAGGTTTCTTTTTTCGCTTTTCTGCTTGGTCATCAAAAACTACTTGACCAACAGCACCTCTTAAACGTCTAATACATATACTATCAAAAGACGGTAGTTTTCTTTTAAAGATAATATTATTTAGTATATCAAACCACAACTCAGCGTCTGTAAGTGTAGGATAATAAGGTGACTTCTTATTAAAGTTTTCTGATAATCTATCTATCTTTTTTCTTGCCACTATCTTAAATACTCCATTTTATAAAGTAACTTAGAACCGTATTCTTCTTTGGCAAGGTCTAAGACCTCGTCAACATTATGCTCATCAATACCACATAATGCGATATTATCAACATCTGCTAATTGTTTCTTAGCAGTTCAATCGTCAATAGTACCTATACAATATTCATTTATAATCTTATCTGATTGTTTTTCAGCGTTGTCCCACGCCATGTTTTTAACTTTACTCATAATATAACCTTTCGTTTTGTTAATTTATACATATAATCTATCATAATTTGCTGCTAAAGTCAACAGCAAAGTTAAATAAAAAACCTTTATAAATCAACACTTTTCAACTGTAAAGTGTGTCAGGATGTCGCACTAAGCGTTAATTCTCATAAAATTGTCGTCCCAATTGAACGCTTCTTTTACTAAATTTTCCGTCAAACCTTTGTAAATTTTGTTTAGTTCTCTATTTTTGATTTGTATAAGTAACTTTGCTTCTTCTTCACTTAATGCTTCAAGTGTTTCTATAAACATAGCTTCTCTTTTCAATTGTTTTAGTTGTGGGTTACCACCTTCTAAGAAATGAAACAGTTTTCTTACCTCTGCCTTTAACCATATATGTCCCTCAGTACCTAGTGGTGCTTCGTTTGCTTTATACGGTGGGTTATCTTCTGGTAACTTCCATATTAGTTTGGTATCAAATGCTAACTTCATTAACATTCGTAATTCTTTAGTGTCATACTTTTGTAACACTTCTATTTTTTTCTTTTTATCTTTCGCATTATTAACTTTTGTTAATATTTCATGGAATGATAATTGATACATTGGTTCAGCCATTTTAAAACTCCTCTATTTTGCCAATCAATTCTTTCAAATCGTTATTAATTAAATAAGGTAATATCTTTTGTTTAGATTGTACCTTAATGTTTTTGTATGTATTATATATGTCTTCTTCCATATCGTCTGGAATATAGTCAAAGTCAATTAGTCTTTGGTTTCTTTGGTAGTTTCTATAGTGATATTCATTACAGAAAGTCTTAGGATCCTCACCTTTCATTAAAGTGTCAATCCAATATGATAATTTTTTCTTTTGTATAGGTTTTTGTTTAATCTTATTTACAAAGGTATCATCTGGTGATAAAAAGTTAGGTATACCATCAGAGGTATCACCTCTTATTATATGCTCAAAGATATACTCTTGTGGATTTTGTGTTTCTATCATCTTCTTTTGTATAGGTGCATACTGTGATACATTTGGATACTTTTGAAGTTGTTGAAAGTCTTTGTCACCTGATATAATTAAAATCTTTTCGTTTTTAGCAATGTTTACACCTGTCTGTTCTTTTTTACATAGTACAGCAATAATATCATCTGCTTCAACATTATCTAATTGTACAACTTTATAATGGAAGTTGTCTCGTATTTCTTCTTTGATTATGTGTATTAAACCAAATACACTTTCCCAATCAGTTTTGGATTCGTCTCGCCCTTCCCTTCGTTTTGCTTTGTAGTGTGGAAATATATCTCTACGCCAAGGTGCCGGTCCGTCAACTGCAATGACAACATCACCTGGATAGTCTTGTTTAAATCTGTGTACTAATCCTCTAATAGAGTTTAGTATCATATGTCTTACAATTGGTATAGACAAGGTCATCTTGTCTTTACTCATTGCCAATTGTACAGCGATATTACTAATCGCTATCTGGCTGTAGTCTATCAGTATCATCTAAATTTTCTCCTTCAAATTCAATTTCGTCTTCATCATTTTTGTCACAAATTCTTTTGCCTTCATAATCAATTACTGAAAATGTCCTACCTGATTTTTCATCTTTCTGTTTAAACATAAGATTATCAGTTATCTCATGGAAAGGGTGTTCTAAATTTAGTTCTCTATACAATAAACCTTTTAATGCCTCCATAAAGATACCTAAATCTAAGAAAGTTTTATTACTTAACTTTGGATCTCGTAAACCAATATTCATACCCTCTTGTTGTAACTGTGACAACATTCCAATGACCATATCATCAGCAACTGCATTAGCGTATTTCTTTGTTTGTTCTTCCGCTATCTTTTCTTCTACAGGTTTTCTCTGTTCTCTGGTCAGATTAGGTATATGTTTTCCTTCTGGAAACGATAAAATTTTCGCTGTCATCTAGTATCACTCTCTTTGATTTTGTCCGTCCTGGGTTGGTACACCAATCTTTATTCCTTGGTTTCACCTTGAAAATTGATTTTACCTTCATTTATTAGATGTTCTCGCAAATCAGTATAACCACCAATCAACTCATCATCTTTCATAATTTGAGGCATAGACCGTACTTGTTTGCCTATCATTTCAAACATTTTATCTGGTGTAAAAGTAGGCGACAGTTTATGTTCCTCAAAAGGTAAATTTATACTATTGAGTAAGGACTTTGCCTTTGTGCAATAGACACAATTATCTTTTGAAAATACTTTATACATTATTTACTCCGTTGCTATTTCTGTTAAACTTTCTATAGCGTCATTCGCTTTAATATTAGCTTCTGCCATATTTATATCTTTTTTAGCTTCTGCTTTTACCAGTTCCGCTAACTTGTTTAACTCACCTAACGGTAACTGTAAACCCATGTAAACTCTATACTCATTGTCTCCGGTTATAGATACAGAAATCTGCCATTGTTCATAACCTTGTACTTTAGTTTGTTTAATTATGTTTACAATTGTGGACTCTGCTTTAGAGTTTATAATTTTAGAACCTTCTTGTCCTAGTTCTTGTATAAACACATTAGCATTCTTATTCATTTCACCATGCATTACATCTGCTAAGTCAGCTTTCGCTACCATTGTTGCTTTGTCCATTGCAAGTTGTAAATCTGGACTTGTTGCCACACCTACACCGTAAAGATAAAACTTGTCTTTCTTATTAAAGAGACCTTTCTTACCTTCTTTTTCTACAAACCATTTAGGTACTTCTTCTAACATACCAGACTTGGTCTGTCCTTCATGTTCAATTTTTACTGTCTTAGCACAACCTGTAACTAACAGACCTAGTAAAATCATTATTATTATTTTATTCATTTTTT